ACTTCGCAGACTCGCCTAGTTTCGGAATACCCTTCACCCTCGATGATCCTGTTGATGGAATCCTTGACCAGAATGTGCTGGCAGATAATGCCGCGCTAATTGTGGACTTATCCACTAGCACTACTCAGATATCTATTCGACGTGGTAAAGATATCTTGACTGATAATTACAACTCAGGCTCTGCCATGATTAGGGTTTTAGACCCTAACGGTTACTTCAATCCACAGAATACTTTAAGTCCTTATTATGGCTACATAAAGCCTTTAAGAAAACTACGCATATCAGCAACCAATACTAACAATCAGACCGTCTATCTATTCTCTGGATACACTTCAGACTATCGATACAGTTACCCAGTAGGGCAAGAGATTGGCTATGTCACCATCTCAGCTTTTGATGCTTTCAAGATATTTAACCTAGCTGCTATCACTACAGTCACTGGAGCAGTTGCAGGAGAAGGTACTGGCACACGCATAGGTCGTATTCTGGACACTATTTCGTGGCCTACTGGCATGAGAGACATCGATGCTGGAGACACAACCTGCCAAGCAGACCCTGCTTCATCAAGAATAGCCTTAACTGCCATCAAGACTTTAGAGAATACAGAAATGGGCGCTTTCTACATCTCACCAGAGGGCAACGCGATATTCCAAGATAGAGACTTTACAATCTCAACTGCTGCTGGCACTCCCATTGATTTCGCTCAAGATGCCACTGGCCTTAACTATGCCAATCTCAAGCTCTCATTCGATGACAAACTGATCTACAACCAATCGACGGTCACTAGGGTCGGTGGCACTGCACAGACTGCTTCAGATGCTGCTTCTATCTCTACTTACTTTCTTCACAGTATGGCCTTTAATAACTTGATGATGCAGACAGATGCAGATGCTCTTAATGTGGCTCAATCTTGGGTTGCAGCTCATAAGGACACCAGTATCCGCTTTGATGCTATGACTCTGGACTATAACGATCCAACCTATACTGCCGCCGATATTAATACTATCCTTGGCATGGATTACTTCCAGCCTGTTAATATCAAGAATGTGACACCACAAGGTTCAACAATTCAAAAGACATTGCAAGTTCAAGGCTTGGCTTGGGATATTACTCCCAGTTCTATGCAATGCACAGTAACGACTTTGGAGCCCTCAATCGAAGGCTTCATACTTAACAGCCCAACATGGGGTATTCTTGACACCAACGTGTTGAGTTTCTAAGGAGAAGAAATGGCTAAACAGACGTTCACCACAGGGCAGGTGCTTAGTGCCGCCCAAATGACATCGCTACAACAGACTGCTATGGGTGGTGGATCAACTACAGCTAAGACTGCCTCTTATGTCCTAGTTGCCGCTGATGCTGGCACAGTTGTGCAGATGAACTCAGCAAGTGCTACTACTATCACAGTCAATACTGCACTTTTCGCAGCTGGTGATACGGTACAGATTCAGAATATAGGTGCAGGAGTCTGCACAGTAACGGCAGGAACAGCAACAGTTAGCACAAGTGCAACGCTTGCCCTAAAGCAATACGATGCTGGCACACTTTACTTTAACACTACTAGCGCGGCTTTATTCTTTGCAGTGGATGCAGCCGATGGCGCTTCACCTCTTACCACAAAAGGCGATGTTTTTACTTTTAGCACAGTCGATGCTCGTTTAGCAGTAGGTGCTAACGATACCGTACTCACTGCCGACTCAGCGCAAGCAACAGGATTAAAATGGGCAACGCCTTCAAGTGGTGGAATGGCGGTAATTTCTAGCGGTTCACTTTCGTCAACTGCTTTAACTATTTCTTCAATCAGTGGAAGTTATCTAGATTTACAATTAGTTATTCGTAATTTTAAGACAACAACTGACGGTGCTACTTTAAAATTGCGCATAAACGGTGACACAAACACACGCTACAGACGATTTTTAACGTATGGCAATAGCGGTGCGCTGGCATTTGATGCCACTGACATCCAATTTGTTGCAGGTCAGAGCAATATAAATTCTAACGGACTTACAGTTATGGATATACCTGATTACACAAACACGACAAGTTGGAAAACTTGTAATTGGGTTTCAGCAAATGACCAAGATGCCTCAGGTGGCGGCGTGCAAAATAACATTGGTTATGGCGTTTATAATCAGGCGGCAGCAATTACTTCGCTTACTCTTACTGCTTCAGCGGGAACAATGACAGGCACTTACACACTTTATGGGGTGAAATAATGACAAAACAAATGATAGTAATTCACAACGCTGTAACGGGTGAAATTATTGAACGTGAAATGACGTCTGATGAATTAGCACAATTTGAAAAAGATAAAATCGAAGACGCAACACGTGCAGCAGAGCAAGCCGCTAAAGATGCAGACAAAGCAGCCCTACTAGCCAAACTTGGCATTACTGCCGATGAAGCCAAACTGCTACTTGGATGAAACCAAAGCTCTCTAAAGCTGCAATCCAACTAAGAGAACAAATAGATGATTCCTTCCCAGATCGTGACAGGTCATCGGATGGTTGGGTCGGTGATACCAGACATGCTGCTCGCCTCTCTGATCATAATCCAGATGAGCAAGGTTGGGTTCGTGCCATCGACATTGATGCTGACCTCTTTGGGGCAGGGGTCAAGCCGCACATCATGCCAGATTTTGCAGATCAGATTCGTCTTGCCTGCAAGTCTAAAGCCGAGCGAAGAATCAGTTATATTATTTGGGATTCCAAAATTGCCTCACCCATCCTTGGATGGAAGTGGCGCAAGTACACAGGCATCAATAAACACCAGCATCACATGCATGTCAGTTTTAAAAAAGAAGCTGACCTACTTGGTCAATTTTATCAAATATCTATGATTGGCGGAAAATAATGAAAGACCTAAAAACAGCAGCAGGCTCATGGGCAAGAGCATTTCTAGTAGCAGTCCTATCGATGTCAGCAGCTGGCATTACTGACCCTAAAGCATTACTTGCTGCCGGTCTTGCTTCATGCCTTCCACCTGTTATTCGCTACCTCAATCCATCTGATTCAGGATTAGGCATTAAGAACTAATGACTCAATCAGATTTCTTCACACTCTACATTGCTACTCTTGGCATTGTAGGCGGTCTATCGGGCTATGTAATTACACATCTACTAGGTGAGATTAAACGGCTCAATGCGCGTGTCGATGAAATCTATAACATCTTACTAGAGCGATAATTTTCTTATGGCCAGAAAAGCAACTAGAGTTTTTGAGGATCAAGATTACTCAGCTCTAGATGCTTACTGTATTGGGCTCCATGAATACTGGAAGTCACTAAGGAAAGCAGGCTTTACTGAAGGTATAGCACTGTTTTTAGTAACTGACAAAGATTCTTATCCTTCATGGATTCTGCCATCTCCAGTTGATCCTAATAAGTTTGGCGATTACGAAGATGAGGATGATGACTAAAAAGCGATATCTGGTGATATCTGATCTTCAGATTCCATATCACCATGAAGCAGCAGTCAAGAACTTAATCAAATTAGTAAAGCGCGAGAAGTTTGACCTTGTACTCAATACAGGCGATGAGCTCGATATGCAGTCTCAGTCCAGATGGGCGCAAGGAACAAAGTTAGAATGGGAAGGAAGCCTCGATGCTGACAGAAGCCTTGCTCAGGATATTCTCTATGACCTCGGCACAACAGATGTCACTCGCAGCAATCACACAGACAGGCTTTACCACACACTACTACGAGCACCTAGCCTTATTGGGCTCCCAGAGCTTGAATACCCAAAGTTTATGGACTTCGCAGGACTCGGAATCCGCTTCCATAAGAGACCATTCGAGTTTCACAAGGGATGGGTCTTAGTACATGGTGATGAAGGATCAATGAACTCTAACGCTGGACTTACAGCTCTTGGGCTGGCTAAGAAGTTCGGCAAGTCTGTAGTCTGTGGACATACTCACAGAGCAGGCATTAGTGCTTTCACAGAGGGCATAGGAGCCTCATACAGGACTCTTTGGGGCTTAGAGGCAGGGAATGTCATGGACAAGAAGAAAGCCTCTTATCTCAAGGCAGGGGCTGCTAACTGGCAGATGAGCGTGGCAGTCATTGAAACCTATGGCGACCATGTAAGCCCGATGCTAGTACCCATCAATAAGGATGGCTCATTTACATTGTACGGGAAGTTGTACCAGTAAATCGTTATCAATTCGTTATCCAAATGTGCTTGATTAGTCTGGCCATTATGCAACACTAATCCTGTAGCCAATCAAGGGCATTGGCACAGATAGGTACAAATCATGGCAACGATAGAAATCTATGAGACTAAGATAATAAAGGCAGAGCAGTATTTCTGTGTATATTGTGGTTTTAATATGACAATCTCTGGTGTGTGTACAGATTGTAACGAGTACAAGAGTGCAGTCACACTTGCTGAATATGTTGAGCATAACGGTCACTACCCAAAGCCTAAGTTGGTCAAGTAATGAACTTCATAACCTTAGTTGGAGTAGTAGGCTTATTCCTTATGAGCAACTTTATCTGGTACTGGCAAGGCTTTAAGGATGGTCGGCGAGAAGGCTATCGCTCCGGTCGCAATTACAATCGTCAAGCCTTCTGGACAGAGTAATGAGAGCTAATGAAATCCTGCTCTCGGCAACCGATGTCATACAAGATCGTGGTGCAGTCTATGGTCACGCGAAAATTAACCAAGGTCGCATCGCTTCAAGGTTATCCAATCTACTTGATATCCCAGTCGAGGACTACCAAGCTTGTCTTGCAATGGTCGAGGTCAAACTCTCCAGAATCCAAGAATCACCCACACACATTGATTCCTACATCGATGCCTGCGCTTATCTCGCACTAGCAGCCCAACTTAAAACAGAGGAAGATGATCTATATGTTTAACCTAGCCGATTACGAGACAGTAGAGGTGAGACTTGAAAAGTTTATTAAGGATTATGCGGATTTTCGTATATCAACAGAGTTGGAAGTCTGCGAGAAAGATAGATACATTGTTAAAGCGTATATCTTTAAGACTCATGCAGACACTATCGCATGGGCAACAGGACTCGCTGAGGAAAAGATTACAGATCGAGGTGTTAATTCGACTTCAGCACTGGAGAATTGCGAGACTTCAGCGATCGGCAGAGCTCTTGCAAATGCAGGCTATGCTGCTAAGGGCAAAAGACCCTCTCGGCAAGAAATGCGTAAAGTCATATCTCAACCACCAGTGAAGCCTGTAGTTGAGGAGAACGATTACTGGACTACGCCAATCGGCGATAGCACATATCAAAAGCCTGCACCAGTAACTTTGGAAAAGGCTATTGAGACAGTTAGTTCAATACTTGGTACAACAGAAGCACGTGAAGCTCCACAATGCAAGCATGGACACATGATATGGGCACAAGGTGAGAAGAATAATCGTGCATGGGGTGGCTATAAGTGCTCTCTATCTGGTCATGCTGGCACTGAGAGCGAATGTCCTAGAGTCTGGTACAACTTATCTAGTACAGGTACTTGGGAACCACAGAAAGCGAGAGTATAATGGGTGATTTAGAGATTCATGGTGTCTATGGCTGGCAGAAGCTTGAAGATATTCCTATGATCGATACAGTGCCATGTCAGTTATGCAATGAACCAACACTTGCTAGTGATATAACCATTACTGCAGTGATTGTTGATGGCGTTGTTAAGTCTGGCACTTGGTCATGCAATAAGTGTAAAGCCGTTAATGGCTAGTCAAGCAAGAAAACATCGAGGTTTCCGCACAGAGCGTGTGGTCGCATCCTACCTATCGAGGGTGTGGCCTAGCGCAAGTGTGGGAAGGGGGCAGGGTAAAGATATCCAGAATGTGCCGTTTGATATTGAAGTTAAGGCACGCGCTGGATTTCAACCTAAGCAAGTTCTCGCTCAATTAAAGGCTCGCACTGC